ATGGTTTTAAATTAAGGGGTAGTGATAATGAAACAAATGATAATGGAGATGTTCATATCTACATGGCATTTGCAGAAAGCCCATTTGTATCATCAGAGGGTGTACCAACAACAGCGAGATAATATGTACTTTACGACCGTGAAAAAAACAGTTAATATAGGAAAAACAAAATGTTACTAGGACATGGAGCAGTAGCAGAACAGCCAATAGCTTCAATAAGAGGCACGGGTGTTCAAAACGTTGGATCCGCTTTTATTAGTGGTCTTTCTTTTACCGCTAGTGTTGGTGATGAAACTGTAACCGCGGGTGCAACTATTTCTGCGGCTACAAACGTTGCTACATTTACCCTAGGCAATGAAACTGTAACCGCGGGTGCTAATATAACACCAACGACAGCAGGGCAAATAACAGTAAGTCTTGGTGAAGAAACACCATTTGGTGAATCTTTTCAAAACTTAATTACGTTATCAACAGGAACGCCAAACTTCTTTATTTGGAATGAAGTTGATGACTCACAAACCGTAACTTGGACCGACGTTGAACCGGGGTCCACGGACTAGGAGGCTAAATGGCATCAACATATTCAAGCACTTTGAATCTAGAGCTTCAAGCAAGTGGAGAAAACTCTGGAACATGGGGCGACATAACAAATAACAATTTACAAAAAGTAGAATCAGCAATCAAAGGCTACGTCGCTGTAGCTGTTGCAAGTACAAATGATTCACTAACAGCAAATGATGGAACAACAGCAGACGAGCAAAGTAATGCAATCATCAAACTAACAGGCACTTTATCGGGCGCTACAACAATGAGCACCGAAGCAGTCGAGACATGGTACATTGTCGATGATGCAACAACACACGGTGGTAATAACCTAACCTTTAAACCATCGGGCGGCACAGGTGTTAATCTTGTTGAAGGGGCTAAACACATCTTATATTCGGATGGTTCTACTATGTTCGATGTCTTGAATGATGCAGGAAACATCACGGCCAACGGAACATTAGATGTTACAGGTAATGTAAACTTCAACGGTGGTGCTTTTGTATTTAATGAAGCAGGAGCCGATAAAGATTTTAGAATAGAAGGTAACACAGCAACACACCTTATTTTTACAGATGCAGGTAATGACAGGGTAGGTATTAACAATGCTTCACCTTCTACAACATTAGATGTAGTTGGCGGTGTAAAAGTATCGGGTAATGTCGATTTTGATGGTGGCGGATTTACTTTCAATGAATCTGGTGCTTCAGTAGACTTTAGAGCAGAAACTAACACACTAACACACGCTTTCTTTATTGATAGCTCAGCGGACAAAATAGGATTTGGAACATCAGCACCAACAAGTGGTTTTGTAAATATAGATCAAGCAAGTGCGACTGGAGCTATTGCAGTTTTAACATTAGATCAAGGTGACGGCGATGAAGAGTTTATTAGATTTGATGGTACAAGTGCGGCAGACAGCACAGCAAGTGTATCTTCTTCTACAGACACTGATGGTTCTAAAATAGGAGCAATACGTGTTAACATTAACGGTACTGATCGTTGGATTAGACTATATGAAACTGCTGTATAAGTATGCCGCTAACCAAACTACAAATAGCACCGGGTATAGATAAACAAAATACCGAATATGGTGCAGAAGGTAAATGGGTTGATTGCGATAACGTACGCTTTCGATATGGTTTACCAGAAAAGATTGGTGGTTGGACAAAAGTAACAAGTGATGCTCTCGTCGGCGCAACTCGAGCTATACTTACTTATTCTGCCTTAAATGGTGTTAAATACGCCATTTATGGTACGAATAAAAAACTCTACGCCTATTCAGAAAACATTTATGCAGACATAACACCAACACGGTCTACAGGTACTGGTAACATTACACAGTTTGGAACAACAAATACATCTTCTACGGTAACAATAACAGATTCTAATCACGGTGCATTGATTGGTGACTTTGTCACAATTGCTAGTGTAGGTGGTGCAGTTAATGGTATATCGGCAGCTAATCTACAAGGCGAGTTTGAAATATTAACAGTGCCGAATGCTAATACATATACCATCGAAGCTAAAGCAACAGCTACTTCTACTGGAAATGCAAGCATAACAGCTAACGCCACGTATCAAGTAAATACTGGTGCGGCAGTCTCCTTATTTGGTTATGGTTGGGGTGCAGGTACATGGAGCACATCAACATGGGATGAATCAAGAGAAGGTTTGACTGGTGCGGAAGGTGTTTTACTACAATCATCAAAATGGGCACTTGATAACTGGGGTGAAGATGTATTATCGCTACAATTTGATGGAGGCTTATTTTATTGGGACACATCATCGGGACTCTCTAGTAACTTAGCCAGCACAACAAATGTATCAAACGCTCCTACTAAATCTAGATTTATGTTGGTATCGGGTGACGATAGACATGTTATTTGTTTTGGTACAGAGACAACTATAGGCACATCTTCCACACAAGATAATATGTTTCTTCGTTGGTCCTCTCAAGAAACAACAAATGATTGGACACCAACAGCAACAAATACAGCAGGTTCTTTTCGATTAACAGACGGAAATCAAATTAATACAGCCGTTAGATCAAGAGGTGCGGTGATGGTTTGGACAGATACAGCACTATATCAAATGCAGTTTATTGGTGCTCCTCTTACTTTTGGTTTTAAACAAATAGGTTCAAATTGTGGCGCAGTAGGTATTAACGCGGCTGTTGATGTATCGGGTACATCATTTTGGATGAGTGATGATTCTTTCTTTATGTTTGATGGTTCGGTGAAAAAGATACCATGTTCTGTGCAGGATCACGTATTTGATAATATTAATCCAAACGCAAAACAAGATGTATTCTGTGCAGCAAACTCTGACTTTAATGAAGTCATGTGGTTTTATCCTTCTGCTAACTCAACACAAATTGATAAAATGGTAGCGTATAATTATGCAGAAAACTTATGGTACGTTGGCACACTATCTCGAAGCTCATGGGCTGATAGTGGTGTGTATGATAATCCATACGCAACAGAATTTGAGGCTACTAATACAACAGCAACAATCTCTACTATTACTGGACTTAAAGCAGGTCGTACTTTTGTATATTTACATGAGACAGGTTCTAATGATGATGGTGTTGCGATGCTTAATCATATTGAATCTGGTGATATTGATATTGCCGATGGCGATAACTTTATGTCCGTATCTAGATTTATACCAGACTTTAAAAATCAAACAGGCACTGTTGATGTTACATTAAAAACAAAACCTTATCCTAGTGGTACGCAAACAAGCCATGGTTCGTTTGATGTTGACACTTCTACAACAAAAGTCGATACAAGAATACGAGGCAGACAAGTGGCTGTACGTGTTTCAAGTGACGCTGTTGATGATAACTGGCGATATGGTACAATGAGACTGGATATTAAACCAGACGGAATGAGAGGCGGGTAATGGTTTTAAAAATGCAACATGGTGGATTTGCTGGTAACTCTGGGTTAAGTGAACTTCAACAACCTCTTGGTACTGGTAATCTACCCAGTCTTCAACCGGGTATGTCATCTGTTTTTCCTGTTGGAGGAGGAGGAGGTTTAGCATCTATCGGTGATCAATTACCTCAATTACCTTTCAGACCTCCCGGATTTGGTATATCACCAATGCCAGTTAGACCCGATTTTGGATTTAGACCCGGACCTATAATGGGGTTACAACCAGCTATGCCAGACTACTCTAGTCAGTTTGATAAGTTTGGTGAAACACTTGGAGGATACTCTAGTCAGTTTGATAAGTTTGGAGAACAGCTAGGAGGACTAGGAGAACAAATGACCGGGTACCAAGATGCTCTTGGTAGTTTCAATGAGCAAGTTGGTGGTATGGGCAAACAGTTTGAAACATTAAATAATAGATTAGATAGTGTGGATAAAGGTTTAGGTAGCCTTGGTAATCAAATTGCTAGTTTTGAAAATATGCAAAAGGCACAGCCACAACAAGTTATGCAACCGCAAAGACCTTCATTTAGTCCTTTTGGATTTGGTGGATTTGGTGGTTTAGGTTCATTATTTGGAAGGAGATACTAATGGCAAAAATAGCAACAGCACGACTACCAGATGCAAAACCAGAATACTCTGCTGAGCAAATGGATACACTAATTCGTATACTAGAACAAATTATACAACAGTTGAACTTTGGTTATGAGAACGATTTAAAAAACGTAACAATGGCAAGAGCGTGGTTTATTGATGGCTGATTCATTTAAAAGTTTTTCTTTACAACCAGATAGCACTGGTAATGTAACAGCCTATACAGTTCCAACAGCGAATGTTGGAGCTAGCCCTCCTATCCTACCAACAGTGGGAATTGTTAAAAGTATTGTTATCTCAAACATTAGTGGTAGCACAGTTAACACAAAAGTGAGAATGCTAGACTCTAGCAATTCTAATTTAGAGATTTTATTACACGATGCTAATTTAGGTCATCCAGAGGTAAAAGAAGTTTTAACACATCCTATTGTGTTAGAAGAAGCAGATCAAATAAAGATTCAAGCGGCTACAGCGGACGCCGTTGAAATACTAGTCAGTGTACTAGAAATAACAAACGCATAAGGAGAAAACAATGTACGGAATGAAAAAGAAAAATGATAAAAAACCTGTAAAAAAAATGGGTGGCGGAATGATGTACAAAAAAGGTGGCACTACAAAGAAAAAAGTTAAAAAGAAAAAACTAGCCGCTATGTATGGTGATCCTAAAAAAATAACTAGAGGTGATATTATTACTGCTGCTAAAATGAAAAAGAAAAAAGGTAAGAAGTAATGGCTAAACTTTGTGCAAGAGGTAAAGCGGCGGCTAAACGAAAGTTTGATGTTTATCCGTCAGCTTACGCAAACATGTACGCTTCTGCTGTTTGTTCTGGTAAAGTAACACCGGGCGGTAAAAAGAAAAAGAAAAAGATGGCTGGTGGTGGAGAAGTTTTAGACTTCAATAAAATATCACAAGACAGAAAAAGAATTTCTAGTTACGCTCAAGGTGGCATTGCAAAAGGATGTGGTGCTATTATGCAAAAGAAACGTAAGAAGACAAAAAAATCATAATGGCAAAAAAAGGTCTAAGAGCTTGGGTCAAAGAAAAATGGGTAGACATTGGTGCCCCCGACGGCAAAGGTGGTTATAAACCTTGTGGTCGAAGCAAAGGAGAAAAGCGTAAAGGCTATCCTAAATGTGTACCTTTAGCAAAAGCTAGATCCATGTCCAAGGGCCAAAAACGTTCTGCTGTATCACGTAAGCGTGCGGCAGGGAACACGGGACCTAAACCAAAGAATGTTGCAACATTTGCAAAAAGGAAAAAAAGTGGAACGAAAAAGAGATAAGCAACCACCTAAGACAAAGAAGTACTTTAGGTCAACTAAGTCTGGTGCAGGCATGACCAAGGCCGGTGTTGCTAAATATCGTAGGGATAATCCCGGTTCTAAACTTAAAACTGCTGTAACAGGCAAAGTAAAGAAGGGATCAAAGGCAGCTAGTAGACGTAAATCATATTGTGCACGTAGTGCAGGACAGATGAAGAAGTTTCCAAA